CAGCACCGGTTCTCGCAGAAACAGCAAGGCTGGGAACATAAGTGTCCAGAATGCTGAAGGTGGCAGCGGCAGTAAGAGCGATCAACGCGACCTCATCGAAAGAAAGGCTGCGTTTAGGGATGGCGTAGGCGGCGATGGCGACCATGACACCTTCGACCAAATACTTAATGGTTCTCTTCACGAGTTCGCCTAAATCAAAAACACCGGACATTTGGATGATTTATTATAAATACTGATAAGAAATTAATATTCCCGATATAGATAAATATACGTTAATAAACAAATGCGTTAAATTCACTTAAACAACTATGTCATACTATATTATAATTCCTTGTTGTCAGAAAATGTCATCGCATTCACACCCCCCATCTGGCGTAGAATTAAAACATACTAAAAACGGTCAAGTGAATCCGAAATACATCGATCTCCTTGAGGAGGACAAGCCTATCGCTGGACAGAAATTTGCGTGTCTCTCTTTTGTTTCACCAGAACACATTTTGAAGCAAAAGGATCAGTTCTTCTTCGAGAAATTCCTTCATTATTGGGATTATCAGAAGTCGATGGAGAAGTTTATTCAGTTCCTTAATTTTGTCTCGTTTAAGTATCATGTCAGTTTTGACAAGATGTCTGCCGATTTTCAGGAATTCGCTAAAGAAGAGAAGGATGTCCTTCAGAAGACGAATATCTATGATGAATACAAGACATTTTTGGACAAGCATGAGGACGACCTAGAGGCGGAGTTTAACGAAAAGCATAACTTCCAGACGTCGGTGCGTGGCTTGAAGGTGCGCGGTGTATTTGGCTCTCAGAAAGAGGCCGAGTTGCGTTGCCAGATGTTGCGCGAGGTGGATCCGAACCATGATGTGTTCGTTGGGCCTGTAGGTATGTGGGTGCCGTTTCACCCTGACGCATATAAGACCGGTCGTGTAGAATATATGGAGGAGACCTTGAACCAGTTGATGGCCGAGAAGAAGAAGAACGAGGAGCAGGCGAAGACCGAGTTTGACAAGCGTGTCAAGGAGACGAAGGCGAAGGCGATTCAAGAGAATATCAAGTTGGCGAAGGAGAGTGGGAACAAACTCACGCAGATGTTGGCGAAGGATGGCGAGACGTTGGTGGATGCGAAGCCGAAGGACAGCGTCAGCAGCGGAGCGAGTGCGGGCGATGCGATCGAGAGTGTCGGTGGCGGTATCTGGAATGACGGCGACGACTCATCGTCTCTCTCGATGACTGTCGAGGAGATGCGCAAGGAGCTGTTCGAGGGCGAGGATGTCATCATGGATAAGAATAGCGATCACGGGTTGTCGCGGTTGTCCTCGTCGGGTGCGGGGGCGAAGGAGATGGATAACGTTGATTAGTATTTGAATTAGTTCACTAAGAACAAAAAATCGATTATTACTGTGTCAGGTTATACTGACTGTGCGACACAGTAATAATAATCTTTGAAGACGGTCTTGTCTTTCACGCTGCGGCTCATTTTCGCGGCGGAGAAGCCTTCAGCGGCGGCTGCTTTGGCAATCGTATCCCATGTTTTCAAGACCTCGTTGGATCCCACTAGCTTCTTTTCTACCTTTTTACCTGTGGTTGAAATTTGGACACTAATCACCGGATTGGCCTGTCCTTGAATAACGGCTTGTGTCATCGTGTAATAACACGCTTTCAGAGCGAGACCGTAATGGCCTTCATTGCCGCAATTTTGACTCCATACAGTCGCTTTCAGAGCATTCGGGCACGCATTTAGGTATGTCTTCAGGTTCTTCATGTCGTTTTCACTTACCGTCTTCCCTATACTAAGTTTCCATTTTTGATATTCCTTCAATAACACAGAATTCAGGATTTTTCCTGTGTCGGAGAATTTACAGCATTCGAATAAAAAGGTCTCGACATTATATTGCTCTGGGTTTTCAGCGGGATTTGAAATCATTTTCTTATATTCCACCGTTTTCAATTTGATACCTTGGTAGCCATGAATATTTTGGATACGCTTGGGTTTGAATTTCACGTCCATATAATGTTTCAACGCGTGGAAGGTTTCTTTCGCTGGTTTCGTATGCGACCAAAGACGGAAGCGACCTTCAAGATTCACCGACTCTTCTTCGACATCGGGGCGCACAATACAGCATGTCGCGACGAACTCGTCGAACTTTTTCGTCATTTCATTCTCAGGAAGAAGAATATGCTGGGTGAAGGGTGATTCATTTTCGGCCGCGACGACTTGGAGTGTTTGGGATTGTTGCGCGATCTTCTCACGCAGTTCGTTGTTTGCTAAAGTGAGTTCGTGGATCGTCTTCTTTTTCGATTCAAGGTCGCAGACAAGTTTCGCATTTTCGGCTTCCAATTCTTCGTTTCTCTGAAGCAGTTTGTTGAAATTTTCCACATTATACATTCTTGAGTGGATGATATCCTCGATATGTTTTGTCAAGCGGGCAATTGTAAAATTGGTGTTATCATATGCGATGATTTCAGTTTTGTTTTTACCAGCGACTTCAATCGTGCGAAGTTGGCGCTTGATTTTTGGATGGTCTTTGATGTAGTTCTCAATTTCGACTTTGTTATGGACTCTAAATGCTGCGGCGAGGATGAAGTTCGTGTATTTCTTATGGTGGTCTGCTACGCGGGTGGCGAGGTTGTTGGTGTGGCCAAACTTGATGAGTTTCTCATTTTCGGCGTTGGTGTTGTCGATGGTGCCGAAATAAATACACTCAGTATTAACTGGGAACTGTGAGATAAGAGTTTTTTCGACGGCACGCTTCTTTTCTTGGTTGAGGGTGATGGTGGCTTGGTTGAGGGTGGAGATGACTTCGTTCTTTTGTTTGAGTTGGGCGGCGGATTGTTCGAGTTGTGCGCGGAGTTCGCTGGTCTCAGTGTCAAGGATTTGATGCAATGTTTCTTCCAAACGCAAATAATAGTCATGGATTTCACCGGCTTTTTTGGTTTGTGCTTTCAGGCAGAGAAGTTTGAAGCATCGAATGGTGAGTTTGATGGTTTGCTTATTATGACCGCCGTGTTTTTTGGGTTTGTCTGAACCGGATTTGTCTGGTGAGTGAGGTAGTTGGTCTTCATCGGTTTCGGATGATGTGACAATTTTATAATCAACATCAAGTTTGAAGTTGGATTCAACCATCGGTTTTACGTGCGCCTTTTGACTAAATCCCAACCATTTCCAAACGTGGTCCAAATCAACGACAAAATCTGTATTCTTATCATAATTGAGGTAACAATAAAAACTAGCAACAAACAATTGCTGCTCGAATGTGCTGAAGTTTTCTTGAAGTTTCGCAAGAAGAAGATTGTTGTATTTTTGAGACAACTTTGTAATCGGGTTTTTATCGATGAGATCAACAATGTTGAGGGTCGCCGAAGAAGCAGCGGAGGCAGAAGCAGAGGAGGACATCGTTATGAGCGTATGTTATACTATGTATATACGGATGTCTTTAAGTTGTTTTCGTGATGCGAAAACAAATATGCGAAACCAATATTCAAAAACTAGTTAGACTTAAATCTTGCTCTCGTATCGCCGAGAGCAAGATTCCATAAATAGGGTTAAAATGCTAATTTCGCCATCTTGCTCCTCCGAAAAGGGGAGCAACTTTCCCTCACCACTTACTCTTCTTCACATTTATCTTCGGTCCCTTGCTATTTTTCGCAGCATTAGGGTCATACGACTGCTCTCCTTCGTCGTCAGAACCGAGATTCTTCGATATTTCCCAGAACTCTTTACTGCCGAGCTTGAATGGCCCGTGCTGTTGTGCCTTATACCAGAAGATTTGGTCTTGTAATTTGTTCGATTTCGCGTTATTATTGATGACCAAACACTCATAATTCTCGGTGCACTGGTCCATGACCTGACAAAAGCTCTCAAAAGTGGGGAACATGCCCGCATAATTGTCGTAGATTCGCTTACGATTCGCAATATATGGCTCGCGGAGGATAAAAACGTAGTCGATATTCGTGCGGAGATTTGGAGGGATACCAAGGGGATATTGCATTGTGATGACTAACATGATCTTCCAATGACGGCCGTTCATGAAGAGGAGGCGCATCATCACGTCCTTCGTCCATTTGTTATCATACAAGCAATCATCCAAAACAACGAACGTCCTTGGGTCGATGGATGACTTTTTATACGTATCCATTTCCTTTTTCACTTGTTTTAGGACTGCTTTTTGGCGCTTGAGAATATTCTCAATAATGGCGGTATTATACGCATCATGGATGAATAGTTTTGGCACATGGGCGGCGAAAAAACCGTTGCCTGCCTCAGTGCCGGAGATGACGGTTCCAATCGGAATATCTTGGTGGTGAAACATCAAGTCCTGAACGAGGAAACTTTTACCGGTATCACGACGTCCGATGAGAACGATAACGGGACCCTTATTTTCATCGGGGCGAAAGCTGATGGCCTTCATATCGAATTTCGCGAGCTCTAAATTCATATGCTATACCTATTGTTGATACAAACAACGGATATTTTTTTACGACATTTTATACGAAGTATGAATCGACGCCGCCCGTTTAAAACCGATATAAAACTTCTATCGATCAATCATATTATTGTATTTTAGGAGAAATGACTACGACAACCACTACACCGAAATTTCAAATACATTACCGAAAACATAAATATACACCGGATCGGATTGAATCCGCAAAGTTGTATGATATTCAAAATTATATTCCTATTTATACCCGATTTTTTGATATCAACGAGACAAACTACAACGGTATTCAGTTGAACCAAAAGTATTATTTACAGAATATTATCGAACACCCTACACACATTATGGGAGAAACAACCCGTAATGACAATCTGTCTACTACATCTCTAAACCATTTAGAGACGGTGATTGGAGATGACGCTGGAAATACGACGAATGTTCCTATGTTTGTGAAATATTCGCCTTTATTGGACCCCATTCGTTATTTATCTGGGAAATATGAACCGTTGACGGCATCGGCATCGGAGGTGGCACCTACCATCACCAAAATGTCACTTCCTAAATACAATTCAACTCCAGAAAACTGTGAAGAAAAAATGCTTAATACCAATAATTCGTCTTACGTTGATGGATTTTTCTCATATTTGACGAGTCGCACTCTTCATACACATGGTATTGTTCATGGTCTAGACTATTATGGCAGCTATCTTTGTAAACAACGCGAGTTTTCAACGAATGTATTTGATGATATTGATTATTTGGCTGACTGTTCCTTTTTTAATACATATGAAAACCAGCGATTTACGATCGATTACTCACAATTTGGAGATGACGAATCAAGTATGCGTGATCATAAATGGTTGAAACTCCGTAATAAGTTGAATCCTGTATTGAATAAACCGATATCGATTCTAGAAGATGATGTATTTGATTTTGAACCAACGGTTATACATTCGTCGTCGCCGTCGTCGTCGTCGTTGGAAGCAGCATCTCTCGATGTCGTAGAAATAAATGTCGATAGTTTTGAATCAAGAAGTGAAGAACAAAATCAAGACGTGCTGGAAACAAAGATAAAGAACGCAACAAACGGGAATAATATGAGCGAAAGTAAACGAAAAGACGACGACGACGACGGTAATGATGACAGCGACAGCGAGAGCGAAAGCGATACATCTCAGTCAAATTCATCTTATACTACGATCGACGACGACGACGACCATGACGACGACGACGACGACGATGACAACCATGACGACGAAGATATAAAAAACACCAACGATCGTGATGATGATGATGATGATGATGAATCGAACGAAAGCGACGATATGACATCCTATACAGATTACAGCGATGATGAACAGATCATCGTAAAAATCAAAGACTTCCCGATCCAGGCAATTTTACTTGAAAAATGCGTGAGCACACTCGACCATATTATGATGCGAGACGAGCTAACAAAAGAAGAATGGACGTCGCTACTGTTTCAAGTCATTATGACGCTGGTCATTTATCAGAAGATGTTCGCATTCACACACAACGATCTTCACACAAATAACATCATGTTCATCGAAACCACAGAAGAGTTCATTTATTATCTATATAACGACCAGATTTACAAGGTTCCTACTTATGGTCGCATTTTCAAGATCATCGATTACGGTCGCGCCATCTATAAATTCCGCGGAGAGCTTATATGTAGCGACAGTTATCATCCCAAAGGCGACGCAGCCACCCAATACAATTTCCCGCCCTATTATAATCCAAATAAACCTACTGTGGAACCGAATTATAGTTTTGATTTATGCCGTTTTGCCTGCGCACTCTTCGACTATTTCATTTATGACCTGCGCAAGGTAGAAAAGCTGTGTAAGTCAGACCCCATTATCAAGCTGGTTGTAAAATGGACAACCGACGACAAGGGGCGTAATGTGCTGTATAAATCGAGCGGTGAGGAGCGATATCCGGATTTCAAACTGTATAAGATGATCTCTCGATCGGTCCATAATCATATTCCCGCGAATGAAATCCATAATCCACTCTTCGATGAATACAAGATCACATATAAAAAATACAAGAAACACGCAGCACTCGCGGCGAAGTTCTTGAAAGATGGTAAAAATACGCATATTATGATGAATGTGGATACGTTACCTAGTTATTCTGGCGCTGTCTGTTCAGAAACATCTCTCGATGAGCAGGAACTCCATTCTTCGCGATAAATTCGATATTGCGCATGGTCCATCCCATGCTCGATCCAGAATGACCGGTTTCCATATTATCACCGACGAGTGTAACAATCCGGTCATCACCGTAACTGAACATGAATCCGCGATCAGCGGGAGGACTGTATTTCGAAAGATATGTCCAAACACTCTTCGCATCAGTTCCGACCTGGGGTAGTTGACCGACGCGAATAATCGAACGCATTCCGTCGCGAATCATGTCTTCCGACCATTTGTCATTCATATAAGATAGGTCGCATGCTTGGACCGCATCCAAGGTAAGAGGCCAGTATTCGGCGGCGGCCGCGGCGGCAGGAGAGCGTTCTAATTCAACAGCTACAGATTCGGGGGCGACAACAGACGACATTACAATACGAATGATAAAGATTCATGTCATCATATACAATATAAACATAACGAATCAATTTTATGTTTATAACACAATACAATAAGTATTTGAAATATTATCTCATAGCAGAAGCGATTCGATCTAACACCACACCAACAACTACCCCGAGTGTCAAGCTGCCAGATACAAACCCGACAACGGCAGTAATTAACATTATTATCCATCGACGGTCAAATGATTGCGGTTTGAATAAACTATCCCAGTCGCCAGTTTTATAAACGACTAACAACATCACGCCGACTACCGCCGCAATCGGAATTTCGTTGATTGCGCGTCCAAAGAATAGACATATCACAATAAAAAGCACACTTGTTATCACTGATGAGAACTGAGTTTTCGCACCGTTGGCCAAATTCAGCTTGCTTTGCCCGACCAACACACAGCCGCCGAACCCGCCGGTGAGCCCCGTAGCAACATTCGCGATGCCTTGGACGAGACTCTCTCGAAACGAATCACCCTTTATACCTATAGCACTTTCGGCGTCTTTCACCATAATCAACGATTCCAATAAACCTGTAAATGCCATGGCCGCCGAAAACGGCAGCATTTTCATAAGACTCTCCGCGTCATATTTTATTTTACTAGATGATACCGCATCCGTTGAAATAATCGAAGGCAGCTCCGACTTTAATGCTCCGATATCTTTGACGCGGTCAATATTGTAATATTGCGTAAATATGTAAATAAAAGCTGTTATCGAAAACATCGAAACAAGACCACCTGGTATATGAATATACTGATCTTTACTATGCGTTATTTTAACCATGCCAAAAAAAGCAATCAACGTAGATATGATGGTGAATAGAGTCGTATTCGCCATTTTAAGCCCGGTGAACCATTTATGTTCCTTATCTTTGAAATTATCCAATTGATGAACCGCAATAAGACCAGCCAACGCAAGTAAAAACCCTGACATGATATGTTTTGGAACATATGTGATATACTTATATAATCCTGTTATCGCGGCTACAATCTGCATAAAACCACCAGCGATCACAGTAGGGATGATATATTCTTTCCCGAGTAAGGTGCTTACTCCTGCGATGGAAGTGGCGACTGCCGCGGTAGAACCTGAGATCATCGTTGGCATACCACCGAATAATGAAGTAATGAGAGACATCACCATCGTGTTTTGAATTCCTATACTCGGTGACAATCCCATTATGAACGCGAACGCAATAGATTCAGGTATCAATAATAGCGCAATCGTCAGACCCGATAGAAATTCATTCACGAGTTGAGTTACTGTATTCATAATAACAAACGTTATTATATAATATAAATATATTTCTGTTATATATCGATAAAACATCATGCTACACCGCAAAAAATTAAGCATGATATCGATTTGGAAATGATATACGCGGTTTATGAATCAATAAGTGGGTATGTCTTTTCAAGTATAGACATTTTTCCCAGTCCGTCAATCGAGTTCTTATTCATTTATTTTGGTCGTATGGAAAACATTATCATGAAAATGTATATTATGATGAACGGTCATAAAGAACTCTCTGAAGAAGAACTTGATCTGGATCAAAACCCGGGTGTATCCACAAATACAGCTGGCGCGCCACCACTACCGCCACCGCCACCGCCGCCGCCGCTACCGCTACTAATATTCTCAAACTGGTTCAAAATAAAAACCGCTAAAATCGATGACACGCAAACCACAATTGAATCGCGAACAAGGACCTTCACCGGCTTTTGGTTATCATGATCCACAAACCGCATTTCTATGAATTTCAATAAAAAATATACGATAGCGACAGATGCGCCGATGATTGCTAATTTTGTCGTATTGAACATTTTATTACGGATGGATGGATGTATGATTGTATGTATATAACGTGTATATACATACAATTTCAATTATTTATTGGGTTTTATACGCGACGCCGCTATGATGTCTGAAACGCCATTAATACTGGTGGATAACAAATATATAATATAAGACCCGCGAATGCTAAAAATACAAAAGAGAAAATGAAGATGAGTAAATCAATAATAAATATATTGTTATACCATTTTTTTTCTTCTTCGTCACCGTCGGCCATCTTTGTATTATACGACTATTTTTTATAAGTAGTGCGCTTACGCCAACACCTCAATATCATCCAATAAAGGCGGTGCGTTGAGTTCCTGTATATCGTTCAACGTATGAATATCGAGTGTATCCAATCGAATATCTCCGCCAATCTTTAATCGTCCAGATTCACCTTCGTCATCATCCGCGTCATCGCCGTCGCCGTCGTCATGTGTCATGTATTCGTTTTTTCTCTCGGAAGCATCTGTTTCAAAGGTTCGCACCTCATTCTCTCCGAACGAAATGCCACCGCTGCTGCTTCCGCCACTACCGCCGTCATTTGTTATTGATGTAGAATCATTCGAGAGATTAGAACTTCCATTCAATTCACCTACAAAGTCAAGCTGGTCGATTGTAGGCGTCGCACCACCACCACCACCGTCGGCCTCATCCCCGTCGGCACCATCGCCGCCACCACCGCCTACCCGATCACGATGGCGTCTTCGACGTGTGCTTCCATGATGCTGACGCCGCTTCGCCGAGAGATTGGCGTCCTCTTCCGAGAGAATAGGTTCTTGCTGAATCACCTCTTCATTTTCGGTTACTTCTACCACGTCCTCAATCGTATCTTCCAAATACATCTTAATGAGTTCCTCTACCGGTATGTTATCACGAATCGTATTATAGATACACTCCTTGACAATAATCTCGAACTCGCGATTATTACGCTGGGTATGAAGCGGCTGGATCCCTCTCTCGAACATATACACATTAGAATACACTTTTCGCGCGGTATTCACGTAAATCTTATGAATGAAATCCGCCAATTGTGGTATCTTGATATCGACTTTCTTCTGTTTATTTCCAACACGCATTACAGTCATACACTTCAAATGGATAATATGAACACATGTAATCAAATCCTCTAAATACCCGCATGTGCTGCGTTCTTTGATTCGCGAAGTCTCTTCCTTAATAATATTCGGGTTCCATTTTGGAACTCTCGAGAGAAGATTCTGGAACGTCATCAAATACTTGTCTTGTTCCTTGTTTCCAACACACAATTTCACAGCTTCATCAAAAATAGAACGTATACCTTCTTGGATAAGTGGTGTAAGAATATTGACGAGACGAGACGCCCATTCATTCTTTGATTCATATAGCGAAGTAACCGAATAATCATCCATCGCGCCGGTAGTAAGCCTAAAATCGATACTGACCTTACATAAACGAAATATTTTCTAAACTCAGATTACAACGAAATACTATAAAATGGAGAAAATAAAGTAGTAGTAATTTTTCATTTCTAAACTCTTTACGAACCTTATCAAACATAATGAGTAGTTCGTATCTGCGAATATCGTGAATATCTGGATGTTTATGAATAAAATCGATAATATCAAGACCGCAATATCCTTGTTCGTATAGCGAAACAGATAAATCGAGAATTTTTTCATAGTCTTTACATGTATATGTTTCTTCTGGAATTGGTTCACACTCTGCTGCCGTCGCCGACCCAGAGTCGGCACAAGCAGACCTTTGTAAAAAACTAGGATGGATAGTTATCAACTCCGACAGTGTGATTTCTCTCGGTTTCGTTATTTTATTTGTGTTACATACCTTATCGGCTAAATATTTGTGAAGATTCACGGTCGTCGTGGTCGTCGTGGTCGTCGTGGTCGTCGCGATACAAGGATGCGGAATGTAGATATCGCAAAATCGCGAAAGAATCGGTTTCAATAGACTATCCTTATTTTCAACCACAATAAAGAATCGTGTGGAAGAACTGAATAGTTCAATACATCTTCGTAATGCGGATTGTGCGTCAATCGTCAATTTGTCTGCGTTCGTCAAGATAACCGATTTAAAAATAGTGCCTTCTTTCATATCGATATTTGTCTTCGCAAAAAACTTCAATTCTTCGCGAATGAATCGAATTCCTTTTCCATGAGCACAATTTGCTCTCATTACGTAGTTTTTAATTGCGGTTTTATCACCACCGTATATCATGTTAATAAACCGATTTAATATAAATGTTTTACCGGATCCATGTGTGCCATAAAATATGATATTCGGGATTTTACGGTTCTTAATAAAAACATCAAGCTTTGAATGTATATTTTCATGTATATCTTGTAATTCCGGATTCTCTGTCATAATTACAAATTGTTCTGTTCGTATCGTTGTTGTAATTATGACAATAAATAACGTTTAATTCCATTTTACGCCTCGGCCTTAGAAATTAATCACTTGGTCATATGGCTTTACGTTGGATAATGTTCCCGGCATGTTGCTTTTTCCGTCGTTTATAGCACCGCCAGCCTCGCCGTCAGTATAATAATAGTTAGTTGTATAATAATAATTCGTCGGTTTTGACGCAGTATAAAATGGCGACTCTTCATCGTATCCTTGACCATTATACATACCAAGGTAGGCAGTCGCCGCAGGCGATCCATCTTCATAATAATACGCATTACGACGATCGGTGCGTTGGTTACTCGCGGGGTCGTTCGGGTCAATCCAGTTGCCCATCGTGCGAATAATATTTCCGGCAGCGTCGCGAATCGAACCGAATAATCCGGGGCTTTGTCCTTGTCCAGGTGGAATATGTCTAGGGCGACCGTAACCGCGGAAATTACGAGTAATCCCACGGCGGTATATATCTTCTTCGTCAAGTGTCGATGCGCTCGTTTCTCTCGCAATATCATCGTAACTCGTTCGTGTCGTCGCAAGCAGATTCTTCTCGATTTGGGTTCCATCCGGCAAATACGTCGCCCAACGAATCACCTTCAAGCAATCCGCATCAATACGGCACGCATCCGAACCGGTCATTCCAGGATTGTTACACTTCCATGGGCATTTACGCATAAGTAAAATATTATTACCGTCGGCTGATTTGATGACGTTGCCGCTCGCGTCCAAGCGAAAAATATTCTGGCAATTGCCTTCGTTGCTTGACAGCGTGGATGGTTCAGCACATTTACGCACGTGTCCATCATCGCCATAACGCCAATTTGCGCCGTCGAACCATGAATCGGGGTGGCTGGCAATAAGTCGATTACGGCGGGCTACCGCGACATCATATTTCAGCTGTGCGTCCGTTTTCGCCGTCTCGCTTGTAGCAGCACGAAGTGCACGATACGCACTTTCATACTCTTTCTGTGCTTCGATCGCCCAGTTCATCTGGCGTTTCACATCGGAAATAAGCACAGACGACGCTGCCGCAGTCACGTAGGTGGTTCCATCACTTGCGGTTCCGGAACTTGTAGGTGTGCTGGTGCTCACCGCACTAGAAGTCCTTGCTTGTATCGCGGGAAATGTGTATTCTCCGGCGTCTAAAAAGTTGGTGCTACTAAAATTATATACAGCACCCGCGGGGGTGATCGTGCTTGACAAAAATGTGCGTATGCGGGGGTGATTAATTCCGCTAGAAGAGGAATGAACCGCTGTATCGGGAGTTCGAAGGCCATAAACAAACAACGTCACTGTTGTATTTGCCGCAACAGGATTATCTCCACTCAATATGAATGACGCAAATGACGGTGACGCAGACGTAAATGTCAAGTTTCGATAAGCAAAAGAATTCGAACCTTGTAACAGTTTTATCTGCAAATTCACGCCATCTAATCGCATCAAGTTCGGAATTTGTATCATCATCATATCCCCTACACTTAACGGATTTGTCAAAGCAAAATCTAACTTAAAGACGGTCTGACTACCTGCGGGTGTTTCGGTATTCGAATCATCCCTCTCGACTAATTTCGCCAACGGGGTAGTTGTTATTCTACGACACACCTGATAATTTGTGTCCAAGTCATATGTCTTACTGTTGAAAATTTTAACAATCTTCGTTGCGTCGGTGGAATATAAATTTACGGCAACTAATGTTTGAGAACCGGCGGGTTCGGCAGAATTTTCTAATGTAAGATATTGAATGCTTGTTGGTGTTGCGGGTGCTGTATCGGGCGTTTTTATACCGTTGATTTCGAGTTCATATGTTGCGGGTCCAACATCAGCGGCGGTTTGCTGTGGGGTATATGTGATTTCACAATTCTGTCCTACGGTTGCGACGCTAAGACCGGATGATGGAGCTGTAATCGTCTCGATCACCGGCGCATTACTACTATTTAGTTTCATCGTCAAACTCATACCGGTAGCGGCAGTATTGCTGGCATATATGCTCGGTATCGTTATCTTAATGGTTTTGGCCGGATTTTGCCCACCCTTTAAGTTGGTTCCTGCGGTTGTTTTGAAGATAAAACGATATTTCATTACAGTATTCCGAACAAATTCACAGCGATTAAGAATGACTTTTCCTTCGGTCGCGCCACTAGATAACTGAATATTCGCATCATGTGATAATGTCATGAGCGACGCTGGTGGTGTAACGGCGGTCATCCCTTCAATCACCCCCGTGCCATATCCTTCCGACGGGGCAATCCACCGACTAAACCCGCCATTTCGATACGTGCGCGACACCCAAACGCTCACCATTATTACTAAAATGAGAACGAATATTACCGTGGTTTTATCTTGGAATAATTCACGGATGTTCATTTGTTGTAGTAATTATAATATTATAACTATAATAATGTTATAAAATTATCTCTCGGATAGGCGACTATAATGAATGAATGAATGAATGAATGAATGAATGAATCAATACGTTTGAAGACTATGTGTGTATGGGTTCTGTCTAAATGCGTTCAAGATGTCGGGTTGAATTCTCTCGTTCAACTTCCCTTCATCATAACTTTGCGGCATCGTCATCTTTCCATAAATATCGATACTGGGGATCGATGAAGGGGCGTTCGTCATGACCATCGCACGGTTATTCGCACGGTCGGCGTCCAAGCGGTCAATCTGAACATTCGTATTGGAATTAAAGAGAGACATCGATCCATGGTTTGTCACATTTTTATAGGTCTTATTCACGTTATTGCGTTGGTTATACGCGGCGTTGTATAGGCCATTTCCCATACGTGTAGCGGTTCCTCCTGCGCCTCCTAAATAATCAGTGCTGGTGGTCGCACGTTCGGTATCTACCGGTGTATTTTGAGAGATGAGATAACCCGCCGCGGCTTGGCGTTCCACATTCAAGTGGTCAAATCCAACCAATCCAACCGTCGTCTCCTTGATGGTTGTAGGTGCGCGGTCAGCAGGATTGAATGTCGCAGTAACCGCAGCAGAAACAGGCATACGTGCGTTCTCATACATTCGCGCATTTCCAACCACATTTTCTTTGCGAGAGGGTTTGAGCACATCCAACAACGGCGCAACAACTGCCTTAAGCGCACCATGAATACCGCCCATCTCATTCTGGCGAACAGTCGTCCTATTGTTGTGTGTGAACTTGTAGCTCATACGACCAAAGTCGGCTTCTGTTGCGGTATTTTTCTCCGCAGCATAAGGGTTAATTATCGGCTTACCGTCATATGTCTGACGACGCGTATCTTCGAAATTCTTGGGAGCATACATCGCGCTACCACCATCTGCTGGAGCAGTCGCGCCAAAGTATTCCGTAGTCGTCGTCTGTCGATTACTCTCTCGGTCCATCTCGATCGCACGCTGTGTTTCACCCTTTTCAGCACCGGTTGTAGTGAACCAACGGTCAGGTGTATTGATAAAAAATGTGTCAGGCAAATGTTTCTCCATGCGCCCTAAAGTCTCCGCGGTAGGCGCATTTTGGATATAATGTGCGGCAGGTCCTTGGTGACCTTCGAGAGAATATGTAAGCTTCGGATTCGTCTTCACGCGTAATTCATCAACACCGCGATCAATCCATTTCTCTCGCGCTTCCATTCCTGAATTAAATCCAAGCGTCCCTTGTGCGCTATATCCTTGATCCAATCCAGGTCCAACCCGCACCTCCTCCCACGGTTTCACATTCGCGATTTTCATGCTAGGAAGAACGCGTGACTGATAGAAGTCATTCTGGTTCGGCATACCATTTGGGTGATGCATATTTTCCTGAGGTCGAAAGAGCGGTGCCTGTTCAGTCTTGCTAACATACTGTGAACCGCCGCCGACTTTATTATCAAGGACATTTTCATGCATATTCGCACCGGTCGTCAATCCGCGTATTTTCGCGCCATAATACGGCTCCATATTGTTATGCGTGAATGCCATAGGATCGATTTGGGCCCCGGTGAGTGACATAAACCCATCTCTACTATAATTATCTCCGAACTGCGTGTCTAAACCTTCTCCGACGACGCCAGTCATAGAATTAGGTCCTGTTTTGGGAATGATGTCTTTCTTATCATTCGTATTGTCGCGTCCTCGTTCCGCAATACCGCGAAGAATGCCTACACCTCCAACACCACCAGCAACACCAGCAGACATCTTATCATAATCCACATTATTCGCATAATATCGATCGGTGTGCGTGTTTGGATTTTTATATTCATTCACGTTTGTTCCAGTATTTGGGCGAATTACCGGATAATTCGTAATAGGAATACTCATGTTCGGCAAATATCTGGCATTATTCGCGTTTGGGTTACGGTAGCCCTCACTCACAACCCCGGTGGATTTCCGATTCGATGCGATATAAGCTGCTCCAAGACTTCCTAATATCAACGCTATTTCAGCCATTTTGTTAGTTTTATGTTACTGGTATTAATATATATATTATTCTAATACATATAATAATAATAATAATATTATTATTCTAGAATAGATCTAACCACGATTATGAAAACAAGGTGTTTGTTCCGCTAAACTGACGGATATCTCCGACACCCTCAACACCAGCACCAGCACCAGCACCAGCACCAGCACCCCCAAATCCTTCGCCTAAACCGCGTTCATTATCGCGTCGTCCTCCGACCATACCTTCTACTGAAGGATTACGATTTGCTGGATGAACCGCGAAATATGTGTCATCAGAAATACCAGGAACGGTTGTCTGTGAAACAAAACGATCTTTTTCGATAATACGTGTATTCAGATTGTTAAAGAAAGGCATAAACACATTTTCCTGAGGGTCGAAGTGAAGCATTTTCCAGTTGTCTTGTTCAATATCACGCAACATCCATGCGGGATGAGTGGCGCGCGTCTGTTCAACTGAACTCCCTCCACGAGTAGGGCATCGTATCATTTCGTTTGTGCGAGTAGCAACCGAAGCCTGTTGATCATGATGATAATTCTCAACAGAATCGCGGTTCAACGGGCGCGATAGACCGAATAATTCCGCTTCAACATCGACGGAGTTTGTCATAATGTTGCCTGCCCAAAATTGTGCTCGAACATATGGATCTTCATAATAAAGCGGTTTGTCGCCCGGCCCGGGAACATTCAATCGATAACGCCCTACATCAGTCGATTGTTGAAGTTGTTTTTTAATACGATCAGGGTCGTCATGAAAACGCGTAAATGACATATTATATGATTATTATATGATTATTATATGAATGTAAAATAAAAATGGACCTAAAAACATAAGATATAATTCATATAATCTTATCAATCATATGAAAATCACAGAAATATATGATAGGAAACCGTCTAAATCTTATACGATATGTCTGAACATGATCGTAAAAAATGAATCACATATCATCACGAAAACACTCGAAAATCTTACGAGATATGTCGATTTTGATGCCTACTATATTTCAGATACAGGTTCTACTGATAATACGATGGAATTGATTCGCGAGTTTTTCGAGAAAAAAAACATACCCGGACATATCGAGCAGGTTGAATGGCGTGATTTCGGCTTCAATCGCACACTAGCACTACAAATGGCGTTTAACAAAACCGATTATCTCTTTATTTTCGACGCGGATGATACTATACACGGTGATTTCAAATTGCCGCGGGTTCTAACACATGATGCGTATCAACTCAAACTAGGTGAGTCGTTCGTCTACATGCGAACGTTGATTGTAAATAATCGAAAACGATGGCGATACATCGGTGTGCTTCATGAATACATTACATGCGTTGATAAAGAAGAGAGCTCATTTGCTATCCAAGGGAATTATTATATAGAGTCTGGGCGTGTAGGAAGTCGTAGTCAAGATCCGAATAAATATGTCAAGGATGCGGATGTATTAGAACGCGGATATCGAGAAGAACTTGCTGCCGCCGAGAATGGCGGCGGCGGCGGCGGCAATCGTGCGCTTGCTGAGAGATATGCGTTCTACTGCGCACAAAGTTGGATGGACGCCGGACCTGCTTATATCGATAAAGCAATCGAGTGGTATCTTCGTGTTCTCTCCCAAAATAACTGGAGTCAAGAGAAATATTACAGCGCATTATGCCTTGGAAATCTTTATGATAAAAAAGGCGATAAATATCGGTCGATGAAATATTATTGTGCTACGATGGAATATGATGAAGAGCGAATTGAAGGTATTGCGACGTTAATGGAAAATCTTCGCGCAGACGGAAATCATGTGATGGTAAATGCTCTCTATCATAAGTATAAAAATTATAATAAATATCCACAGAATAAACTATTCCTTTCCACCGACAAATATAATGATATGATCGAGTATAATAATTCGATATCCGCATTTTATATTTCAGATAAACGAAGTGGATATGAATGTTGTAAAACGATACTGCGACATAATATTATGCCATTTCATTACATGACGTCGACCTATACGAATCTAGTTTTTTATCGCAATTTTTTCGAAGACGATTCTTATCCTGAACTATTACGGTTATTTTTTGTAGTTGATGAATTTCTCGCGGTGATCGCATCAAAGAACGACAATTACAGCGATGATGATCTCGAAACATGGAAACGTCTTTTCATGAAGGTGAAAGACTCGCTAGTGGCTCCGTGTGAACTCATAACAATAAGCGGGGGCAGTATTCAAGAATATCATGTATTACGGTCGCTTGATAAATTGCCTTACCTTAGTCGAAATATACCAACAATACAGATGACACCTGAATCAAGAACCGCAATCGTAAAATGTAACCGTATCTCTCCGCGTATCATAATTACATTTACGACATGTAAACGTCTTGACTTATTTCAACAAACCATAAATTCGATACTAAATATGTGGCATGATGTTCATATGATTGATTATTGGTATTGCGTCGACGATAATTCGAGTGAAACAGATCGCGTAATCATGCGAGAAAAATACCCTTGGATCGATTATGTTATGAAACCCCCATCCGAAAAGGGGCATCGTAGTAGCATGAAAATCATTTGGAAGAAACTGACCGAATTACGACCGAAACTTGAATATTGGATACATATGGAAGACGACTTTCTATTTCATACACCCGGTAGTTATATCGAGAAGGCCACACAAATGATGACAGATGCGCGAAATTCTGGTTATAATGTCCGGCAAATATTATACAATCGTAATTATGGCGAGACGATCGATGATTACAAAATTCAAGGACATCGTATGTTACGGCGAATGAAACACGAACTTGCGCTTCATCAACATAAACATGTCGGAAATGATGATATAACCTACCCAAATTGTCATTATTGGCCGCATTACAGTTTTAGGCCGTCTATTGTTGATGTAGACGCGATCCTTACGGTTGGTGACTACGATACTCCTAACCAATTTTTCGAAATGGATTACGCCAATAGATGGACGCGCCTCGGTTATTTATCCGGATTTTATAACCAAATCACAAATCGTCATATAGGCCGTCTTACATCAGAAAGAAATGACAAGTCACGACCCAACGCGTATGAACTGAACCAAGTAAGTCAATTCGTTGCCGCCACATCTGTGCCGCCGCCTGTCCTCAATACGAACCAAGAAGATACAAATAAACCAAAACGATATATTTCTTCGATTCCTTTTGAAGACGGATTTGGTGCGCAGTATCAACGATTTATTTGGACATGTATATACGCAGAAGAGTATGAAGACTCGATCTTTGTGTATCGAAGTCCCAAGAAAATCGCGCACAATTATACGGCGAACCCGGATTTTATCCATAAGATGGAAGAAACGATGAATATGAAATCCAATTATATCCATTACGATGATATCGCAAATAAACATATGATAACTACACCCGATTTTTACGATGTGTTCAATTATGTCGAAAAAAATATGGATGTCTGTATGAAAAGTAGAAGTATGAACAGAATCAAGGAACATTACTGGCGCAATAAAAATAAAGATGCCGAGAGATTACGATTATATCATATAACGGCAAATGAAACATCTACGAAATATACACATCATCTAGCAATACATATAAGACGTCCCAATTGTGACGATACTCGCCCTAACGGAGGTGAGGAGTATACGAATGAATATTATATAAAATCTCTTTTACATATACGCGGTAATTATTTAAAATATGACGCGAATAATCGGATTCAGTTTCACATCTATTCACAGGGAAAGCTCGAGAATTTTACAAATATATATAAACACCCGATCATCGGGAAAGACGTGATGATGCATTTGGATGATAATACGGAAGATACATTCATCGGTATGACTGTTGCGGATATACTCGTTACATCTGCGAGTTCATACAGTTATGTTGCCGCTTTTTTATGCGCAGGCGATATCTATTATACCGATTTTTGGCATAAACCATGTAGTTGGTGGAACAAATTAGAAAAATAGGGGTCGGGTAATATTCTAATATTATTATTCTAATATTATAATAACGGTATACTAATACGTCACTAGTATGAAACGACATCATGATAGTAAAGACGAAACATATGGTGATTCTGATTTTTTAGCCTACCGAGACATCGCAATAAATGATTTTCGTAAAGACGAAAAAGAATCTAAAACCCACCTCATAAAAAAGATGCTTGAACTCCGTCATAATATGAAATACAATAAACATTTACTATCCGTATATTTGAAAGCAAAACAATTATTTGATAATATGGTGGAAGAGCACCGATCACAAATATTCTATTTAGAGGAAATATACAGTCACATCAATAATCTTATTCGTGAAAATCATACGAATCCGCAACGTAAAAATAACTTGACATCTGAACTTGTAAAAGATAAAAAACGTATCGGGTTGCTACTTAAAAAAATGCGAAACAGTTATGAAAAACTCACAAATGTGTATACTGTAATTGATGTTACGATTCAAAAAATGGATGAGATGATCGCTTCAATAGAGGAGGCTGAAGCTGACACTGATGTCGAGTTTGATGAAGACGCAGAGCTGGATAGCGAAGCCGACGACGCCGAAGAAGCGGAGATGGATAGTGACGCAGAGCTGGATAGCGAAGCCGACGAAGCCGAAGAAGCGGAGCTGGATAGCGAAGACGACGAAGCGGAGCTGGATAGCGAAGACGACGAAGCGGAGCTGGATAGCGAAGACGACGACGCAGAGCTGGATAGCGACGCCGAAGACGACGAAGACGAAGCCGAAGAAGCCGAAGAAGCGGAGATGGATAGCGACGCCGAAGACGCGGACGACGCGGAGCTGGATAGCGAAGCCGACGACGCGGACGACGCGGAGATGGATAGCGACGCGGAGCTGGATAGCGACGCGGAGCTGGATAGCGAAGACGACGGCGACGACCCCGTTATAATGATATATTGATCATTCGGGTTTCTCGTGTCATAAGATATGAATAGAACCGCGATGAACGTGAAAATCGGCGCTGTATCAGATGTTTTCGACATTTTCTTTGAAATATACGCAGCCAAAATGTTTTGTAAATCGCCACCATTTCTTCACCTGGATACAGTATCAAAGGTTCTACGATTTCGATTGTAGCGTTGTAAAATTTCGAGAGAATCATCGAGGTTTCATACATTTCATCCATTCTTGTAAAATCAAACGTGTATAAACAAATATAATGATCATTTATTTCGGGTGAACTTGTATTTGAATCAAACCCGTGAATATTCTTGTCGAATTTTTGACATAATCCTATTTCATACCTAGACATGAAGACACGTATAATCGTTCCTGTAATTATTATTCATAAATAATATTCAATTTACTATTATCAAATTTATTATATTCTTAAAATATATATTATCATTCGCATATTTAATATATATTATGCCAACTTTCATAAACAAGATATTCAACACTCCTTTACTACAAAATAAGTTTGTATTATACGCAAGTTTGTTTGTCGTATTGTTCGCACTTGTTCGTAATATATCAAATGGAAATATGAATGCGGTTATTCTGATGGCGTTGGTCGGTCTTCTTACATCTTACTTTAGTAAGAATATGATTATCATTTTATTGACCACATTTTTTACTGTTTTCATTCTTGAAATGATTGGTTCGCAAGGTGTGATGGAAGGTATGGAGACGAAAAAAGATAAAAATAAGGAAAATAAAAATAAGGAAAATAAAAA